CAATTGTTTGTGATGCCTGGTTAGTAATACCAATATAACCTTGAGCTAATATGGTACCACCACTAATACCTGTCGCAGATGTATCATACTCTACTGAACCATCAGCACTGCCTGGTGTCCATGATGGACTAGTTAATGTACCATTTCGAATTACTCTCCATGCAACTGAACAGGGGTTACTATTGATTCCAAGAATTGAAAGTGCTGTAAGGATAGCAATTCCATCGAGATTCGTTGATTTTAATTGAAGTGATACTATTGGATAGTACGTTCCTGCTGTCGCCAAACTTTTAGGTGTCTGTACTGGTGTACCTATCGCTTGTTGAGCACCACGCAACTCATAGCCACCTTCAGTTACAACCGATGAACAAATTTGTTTGAGTGTGCTGCCGCCTGAAACTGCGCCCACGTTTTTGATTTCATATCGTAATGGTAATGATGCTGTTGTGATATATGTTGCATCTACATAGTTTGCATGATGAAATGAATGGCAGTGAATTAGTTGACCATTGATTACAAATCCACATCTGACTGAACCTACACCAAGCCACTCGATGTCTGACCAGAAGATTTGCGCCTTTGTTAAATCCAATGTTAACTGTGAGGGGCCTGTACCATCTAATTTATCATAGTTCCAACTAGACTGAACTGCTGGCGTATCAACAACGGCGCCAGTTACATTAGACCTTTCAACAAAACTAATTGTGTTTCCAGATCGTTCTAAGAAAATTCCATTGTTTGCACCAAAGTATCCAACACGTTGTCTAAGATTTTCTTTTGGTGCGCCCATAACCATAGTGTTCAGAATGAGCAAGGACTTACCAGGCTGATAAGACATAACCTTTGTTGTTTCACGAACAACTTCATTGTTAGCATTGCCATTTGTTAAAGTTAGATTGATCAGACCCTCATTCGAAGAAAAGGCGACTGTTGAGTTTGCGGTGTTTGCTGTAGACCACAATCCATTGTCTTTGTATCTATGTGAAGAATCAAAGAGCGTCAATGGTGTTGACATTCTGGCTCTACCAAATGCGTCAACTGCAACACCCGTTGGATTTGCTGGACCAACACGATTGCCGTATTGGTCGGCAAGCATCACAACTTCAAAAAGTGTTTTTGCTTGATCGAGGTATTGATGCGTGTTTTTGTTAAATTGTGCCATTTATCTTTGCCATCCTTTAATAACGTCTGGTGAAAAATTTGCGTAACTGAATTGCATTCTGTCAACTAATTTAACTGCCCTTCCCGATAAATGATCAATGGCAACATATCCTTCTACGCCGGTTACTTCATAGCCTCGATTAGTCTTCAAGAAAGTATTTAGGCTTTGCACTTCATCCAGTTTCTTAACAAGAATTAGTTTAGCTTCAGACAGTAAACTCATAATCTTAAAAATATTTTGCAATTGAAGTTTATTGCCTTTGAAAAATTTCATAGCTTCGGTCTTTTTTGCTGTCCAATCTTTCTTTGCTGCCGGCGTTTTCTTCTTTGATATTTCTGCATCGTAATAATCTTCAAAGTGTTTGATTAATTCGTTTGTGTGCTTTCTTGCATCTGTGATTTTTACTTTACTTTTAACTTTTGCATTGTTGAAAGCTTTGATACGAACTTTCATATCGTCATTGTCTCGAATGTGATTCATTACATTTGCATCTGTTTTATAGAAAATTTTTCCTACCTCAGACAAAATGCGTGTGATTTGTTCAGTCTCTTCTCTTGTTAGCGTGGCTTTACCTGAAACGTCTTTATAATCCACATCAGTGGACCAAACTTTATCAGTTTTCAATAATTTCGTGAGAATATTTCTACCAAATACGGCTTTCATGTCCTCAAATGACTTGCCTTCATATTGTGTATGCCAAACAACGCCAATTTTTGCTCTTTTTATCTTTTCTGCCAAGTCACTATTGGCTGGAACTGCATACACAATCGTGTTTGGATGAAATGTGACGTATTCTTCACCATCTATCGTAACAGTTTTTAAGTCTGCTTGAGTAAAAAGCAGGTCTCCTTGAATGACGCCATCGATGCCCAGTGCTGGAAGTTCAGCCAGACAAGCTTTAAGTTTGACTGCAAGGTCTCCAGAAGTGTCTGCATCGATTTCCGCATCTGTTTTGTAGACTTTAGGATTTTTATTGAACACACCTTTCTTCGCAACAAAGAATCTTTTGTCGCTTGGGTCTGTTCCAGCAAAAATAGCAGGAGCACCATCCCATTTAACTGTAATGCTGACCTTTTTGTCAGAATTTCCAGCCAACATATCACGCACTGCCCTTAGTGCATTGATGCTGTTTCGTGTGCCTTCGACTCCGCCATTGAGAACATCATCCTCTGCATGTTCCATGTGCGTGTTTTTTTGCTCTGATATGAATTCTTTAAATTTTATCATCTTTGAAATAAAAAAGCCTGTCATGTGACAGGCCTATTTATAATACTTGAGTGCTTGAACTTAGAGAACTTCGTTCTTGCGGCCCAAACCAGCCGGATTGATGCCTGGCGTCACATAGACTAGATTGCCTTTGTGCATTGGAGCCACACACTCGGACACTTTTTGTACAATATCTCGATCTTCTTTCGACATTTTGTGAAAGTTTTTCATGATTCCTGTGTTGGTACAGGCGCCGAGAACCGTGTCCTGCTTGCTAGGGATGCTGGGTGTTTCTCGTCGATATGGTTTTGTCTGAGACATAGACGGACTTTTCTTGATGGTCGTTGGTTTGCCAGACAAGCTTTTCGGCAGAGATTGCAACCATTGATTGTAAGCCTCTGCTTCTTTCTTGGTCGGCGATTTACGCTTTTTATCAGGTCGAGTTTGGCAATAGATTAGCACTATGATCTCCTATCTTTACTATGATAGCACAGTTTGTTTGCCTTGTCAAGCGACTTTAAAGCCGTCAAAATTCCTTTCTTTTCTCATACGATTGCCGAAATTGCTCTTATCGAAAGCCGGAGAATCGTTCTGGCTCTGCCCACTGTCTGAGATATGATTCTGTGCAGATTGTTCGACATCATAGAGTTTCATCTTGGCCCTATCAACACCAATCACGAATCGTTTGTTTGTGTCTGGATTGCTATATCGATTCTTCAATTGCTTTACCATGATCTGATTGAGTTCGGCCAATTCTTCTGTAGAGATAAGTGCAAACATGAAGTCTGCTGTTGCTGGAAGACCAAATGATTCGCTAGTGTCAGTCAATTCAACGTCAGAGTTAGAATAGCCAGACCTTGTTGTTTGTGTTGCTGATACGATGGGCAAGCCAAACTCTACAGCAAGACCTCGCAATTCTTCTGCAATTGCTTTGATGTAACTGTATGAGTTTACGTTAGAGCCTTGTTTGATTCTAGACGATGAGCAAATATTCAGATAGTCGATATAGATAATGTCAGGCATGAATTGTTTTTTGAGTTTCAATTCGTTCAACAAATGCCTGAAGTGAGACACGTTAGCTGATGCCGTTGGATATTCTTTGATGATAAGCTTACCCAAAGTTTTTTCTTTAAGCTTCTCAATCTTTTTAATGTAAACATCTTTTGGTATGCTGATGAGTCTATCTAAATCAATATTCAATAGATTTGCGTCAATTCTTTCTGCAATTCGTTCTTCGGCCATCTCAAGTGTAATGTATAACACATTCTTGCCTAGAATCAGATTTGCTGCTGCACAATGACACATGAACAAAGATTTACCGACGCCAGTGCCTGCAAGAATGATATTCAAAGTTTTATCTGGTATGCCATTCTTTGTGATGCGATTGAAATAATCTAGATCAAAAGGTGTTCTTCTTTCAAGCTTGTGATAAAATTCGTATCGACGTTCAGCATCATCGATGAAATCATGGCCGATATGATTATCAAAAGAAACCGCAAGTGCATCGGATAGAATGTTAGGTATCGATCCTTTATCTTTTTTGCTTTCTTTTGTGTGGTCGAGAATCTGAATGCTTTCCATAATCGCATTGTAGATTGCTTTCTCTTGACAAAACTTTTCAGTTTCATCGATGAGCCAATCTCGATCATTGGCTTCGCATTCAGAATTTATCTCGCCAATAAGAGAAACAGTTTTTTTGTATTGCTCTTCTTTTAGATCATTACGATTTGAAATCTCAATTTGAATCGCGTCTGCGGTTGGTGTGCCATTGTATTTGAGAATAAATTTCTTGCATTCTTCAAATACAATTCTTTCGTTGACATCTTGAAAATACTCAGACTTTAGAAATGGTATCGTTCGGCGAACGTACTCATCATCCTTGATCAACCTCTGAAGTATTTTCTTTTCTAGATTCATTGTAATTCCTTTCCATTTCAGCACCGAGAACAGTCTCTAAAAGAGAGTTCATAATTTTCTCAATGACAATTTCAAATTCTTTCTTTAAAAACTCATCTTCTAGGAGTTTAGAATTTTCAATTATAGCATAATCAAATGAAATTGTCGCGCGTTCACTCTCTTCATTGACGGAAATAGAACCAAAATTAAATTTGGTTCCTTTAAACTCTCCAGTCAAAATCTCTATGCATGCCACATCATTTTCGTTTTTATAAGTTCCAAAATCGTCTGTGATTTTGAAATCTTTATTGTAAATCATTTTCAACCTCTTCATCTTCAATTGGTTCTTGATCTTGCCCATACAAGAATTCTTTACGGCAAGCTTCATCGATTCTGTCTAGAAGTTCTTTCGTAAAATACTTCTCAGGCTCTTCGTTGATATTCTTGCCAAAGATTTTTGTGCCATCTGGCAATTCATATCGAGTCGAAACTTTCTTGATGATTTCGTATTTCTCTGCAATGTCAAGCAAACCGTAATAGCGATCTAGACCTTTGCTGTATGTGATTCGAATCTCAACATTAGAGTTTTCTTTTGTGAATCGAGACTTAATGAGTTTTGCTTTGACGATGTTGCCAACTACATCAGTGCCGTCTTTGTCTTTCTTCTTGGTCAGAAAAACAATCGTTGATGCGGTGTACTTAAGACCAGAGCCACCACTCATTTCTTTTGTGGGAATGTATGCACCAACTACATCGTAAACGTGATTAGTCACAATCAAAGGCACGCCAATCTTTGCAAGCTTCAAATTCAAAACTCGAAACGTTGCTTTGAGAATTGACGCCTTAGTCATGTCTTTCGTTTCTTTACCTTCGATGGTGTCTTCCATCTCTTTTGTTGAAGAGAGTTGACCGAGAGAGTCTAGAACCATCATCATAGGTTGGCGCTTGCCCTCTGATTGAGTAGAATACTTATCAATGATTTGAAGTGCAGTATGCCTAAATTTCTGAATTGTATCTGGCTCAGAGATAACGATACGTTTGGTATCAATGCCTCGTTGTTCCATCATGTATTTTGTGACGGCTGCTTCAGTGTCAAAGTAAATCACGCCACCTGTGGGATTCGCATCAAGGAATTGCTTTACAATTCCTAAGACGAAGAACGTTTTTCCTGTTGCGCTTTCTCCTGCGAATGCGGTGACCTTGTTGTTCGGTACCCCTCCATAAATGCTTCCACTAAGGAGAGCATTGAGCGCGTAAGACCCCGTATCAATACACCCCGTGAATTCTGCTGAGGCTCCACCTTCTGAAAGAATTTTTGTGTCTTCATCTTTCAATTGCTCCACCAATGATGAGAAAAAATTGCTCATATCAAACTCCTATTCAACGCGACTGATTTTTGTCGCCTTTTCGATTTCATCTTTGTTCATTGCAATCGGCCCCATGGCAGTCATGTTGATTGGTATATCAATCTTCACTTCTGGTTGCTTTCTCAATTTACTTATGTTGTAATTTGTTGCAATGACCATGAGAACGGCTAAAGGATCAAATACTAACACCAATAGTATTATAACAAATCTGACAGCAGAATCCAAGTGATCTTTGGCTTGTTCGCCATAAATCAGTTCGGCAATGTATTTTAACGGGCCGACCTCGGCTTCCACTTTGCGTATTTCTGTGCGAAGAGGGGATGATTCTTCACGAAGAGCAGCAATAATTTTTTGGTTGGCTTCAATCTCTTTGGCCAGAGTATTCCTGTCACGCTGTTGAGCATTACGAATAGCCATGCTCCGCGCGGCCCCTTGCTCTGTTGTGCTCCGTGCCAAGACTTGTTCAACTGCTTCATCCAACTGTTTAAGTTGCCTGCGGAAACTATTAATGTTTTCCTCGGCCACTTTGATCTTGTCATCATAAATTGCCACCTTTGCTATAAGTTCTGAAGTTCCAGAAGTTTGATCGATGTGTGCTTTTGATAGATATCCAAAAATGCCTAACGATGTAATCAACATCAATATTACAACCGCTACCGTAAAATAATACTTCAATGCAATTGGAGAATCTTTCCAATTTCTATAGAGCCAACTTGCTGTGACTAGCTTTGCAATTTCTAACGATGCACCCATCACCGCAACTGGTATTGGTGCTCCTGCGAAT